AAGCTTCGGCTTTTGAGACTAATGTTGATAGGAAAATAAACCATCCCGTCGACATTATCTATACGGAAGAAGCCTTAATATTTGAAATAGCAGCAGTTGGATTAAATAAGGAAGACATCGATCTTTCTACAGAGGATGGAACTACGTTAAAAGTTTCATATACTAAACCAACCATCGAATCTAATGATTCAGATCAAGATGCAGGAGAATATATCCATAAGGGTATTGCGAAACGGTCTTTTGATTTAGGATGGAAAATTAGTCCTAAGTTTGATTTAACAAAAATTACGGCATCTATGGAAAACGGCCTTCTAAGATTAGAAGTACCCGCAGGTTCAGATAGTAAGCCTAAAACAATTACAATTAAATAGGTTATATAAACAAATAAAAACTGGCCCGCAGGCCGATAGTTATATGAATAAAATATTTTACAATGGTAATGAAGCATACCACATAATTAGAACAATTTCAATAGAAGATTGTAATCCTAGAAAGTATGGTATACCTAAAGACGATTATAATTCATATATGAAAGTACTCCAAGTATGGAGAAACCAATGTAATTGTGACCATGTATTAAAGAAAGATAATAGTTTTATGTTGTGTAGAACTATTAAAGATGCTCAAATTATAGAATAATATCATTTAAATTGATATTTATAATTGATCGTTAGTAGTTATATTAGCTGCATTGTTGGACGAGGGTTCGATACCCTCCACCTCCACTAAATAGATTTACAATATGGGGGTGACTGGATTTGACACAATGATAAGGGTATAATGAAGATCACGCATTAACTGGCGAACAAGTTGAAATGGCGATGGCTGCTTAATTAAGCACCCTGACCCAACGGTAAAAAGAAGCCATGTCGTATAAGCTTCGGTGGTAAGAGGTTAAAATATTAAAGATGTAGGGGGTATTAGGAACTCTCACCTCCCATAATTCGCGTCTGAGACGTCACGGATAGCTAAAGAGTTCAGCTGGGAGGGTTGGTGGATTAAAAAATAAATAAATGGAAAATAAAACAAATATATCTAGTTGGACAATAGACCAAGTTTTAGACCCAGAATCTAAATTTTGGGATAAATTACTTGGTGATATGGATATATATTTATCAACACTAGATCCTGAATCAATAAACGCATTGGGATCAGAACCATTTAGGAGTAGAATAGCTGATTTTATAACATTTTTTAAGGGTAAAGCTGAGCAAAATGAAGTATTAAAGGAGATAGAAAAGGTTGAAGACGTTGTCACTGGTACACTATGGTCACTAATAAAAGACGAAGATAGGCATATTTTATTTGATAATGATATTGATTATTTTAGTGATTGGATTGATAGTTGTCCTAGAGAATTGTTAGATATTTATATTAAAGCGCTATCTAAAGGTGAATCACTTAATGATGTATCAGATACTGAATTAGATTTAACTGGAATTATACAAAAATCAAATATAAAGGAAGATATGTGTAATGTTAGTGTGTATAATGGCAAACTAATATTATCTTCAACCGATAAAAAATTATTGGATAAATTTAAAATAGTAATGGTAGAAGCAGGCAATACATTAAAAGACTATAGAACAGATAAAAGTCCTGATAATTTAAAAACAATACACACATATATATTTGAAATTACGCATAGTAAAGACAAATAATATAGTTATAAAGAGCAATATGAAATATAAGCAAGAAGTACAAGACATACTTGAAAGTGCAGAAAATTTAGCACTAACACTAGAAACAGTTACTAACACACCAAGATTAGCTAACCCAATTGAAATTAAAAGGCTAGCAACAGCCCTTAAAAACCTAATTAAAAAAGCATCTGACCGAATAAGTTTGGAGTATGAAGGATAAAATATTACCCTTTTTAATAGCACTATCTGCTTTAGCCGTATCTGGTTCAGCTGCATTTTACTCTGTCTTTGGATTAAGTAAGTTATTCGCAGGCGCCAGTACACAGGTAATAATAATGGCTGGTTCATTAGAGTTTGCTAAATTAGTAGTTGCTTCTTTACTATATCAATATTGGAGTTCTATTAATAAATTTTTAAGAACATATCTTTCAATAGCTGTATTTATTTTAATGCTTATAACTTCTGGTGGCATATACGGATTTCTATCAGGAGCATATCAAGAAACAGCAACTAAATCAGAATTTTTAGATAAATCACTGGGCGTATTAGAAATTAAACAAACTAGATTTGAAGAAAATAAATCTGATCTTAAAATTGAAAAGGAACAATTAAATAAATCAATTTCAGACTTAAGAATATCATTATCTAATCCAGCCCAAGTACAATATATAGATAAAACTTCAGGACAACTAATCACAACTACATCTAGTTCTTCTAGGCGAGCACTACAGTCAGAATTAAATAAAACTATTAGTGATAGAAATGTACTTAATTTAAAACTTGAAACAATTCAAGATTCTATTATGTCTCTTGATTCAAGAATATTAGATTTAGAAATATCTAACGAAGATGAAAGAGAGTTAGGCCCACTAAAATATCTAGCAGAGACAACAGGACAAGATATGAACCAGGTAGTTAATTGGTTTTTACTACTTATAGTTTTTGTATTTGACCCATTAGCTATTGCGATGGTTGTAGCAGCCAACTTTGCGTTTACACAAATAAGAAAGCCAATAGTAAAAATGTCTGTTCCTGAAGGTAAGGAATTTAATACACCTTATGAAATACCTAAAAATATCAAAATAGAACCACAAGATATAGTTGTTGATGATATGGAACAAGTAGATAAAAAATATGAATTATATGGTGAAAAGTATACTGCAGAGGATATATACTCATTATCAAATAATTTGCCGGATACACTTATGAGACAAAATCATATATATATTAAAGAAGGCAATGTAAAATTAGCATTTGAAGTATTACAAAAAAATAAAATGGTATAAAGAGAATAAGTTATGTCAGAAGAAGAAAAATCTCAATATTTAGTAGAATACAGACCCGGTACGGCTTGGAATGAAAGAAAGGGTACAATGTATAGGTGGATGGAATGTAAACGTTGTGGTCAAATGTCAAAATGTAGTGAAGACACTATAGCCACAACATGTTCAGACTGTGTTGCTGAATTAGTCGACCCTATTGAAGTAGGATATAAAAAATCAGATAAACCAAGAGGTTGGACACTAAAGGGTGTTTTTGTAGATAAAGAAGGCAATGTATATCATAAAGGTGTAGAACAACCAGAACTAAAAGGATCCCTAAAAGCAACAGAGACAGAAAAACGCATACCGTCAAAAAGAATGACAAAAAATGAAAAAAACGAACTGATAGGTATTGCAGCTTTAAATTTACACAAATTAAAACGAAAGTTGCAAACATTACGTTGGAAAAAAGATAAAAAGCCAATTTTAAGTGAAATTAAATTGCATTCAAAGGTTGCATCTGCTAAATTCCCTAGAAACTTCAATCGGGAAGAATATTTATCAAAATACAAAAAATAACATACATATTATTTTCCTGTTTGAGTTATTTTTATTATATTAACTAATATGAAAGAATTAATAGAAGAACTAATGGTTATAGTTATTGTTTTAATAATAACAACTATTGTAGTGTCTATTGTTTCTATATTTATGTTAATATTTTTACCAATAAAGATTCTAGAGAGAATAGGAAAATGGATACAAAAAATTACAACACCTTAATATATAATAGAGGTTCTAGTACAAAAGAAGCAAAAAGCATAAAGTTTGATTTACCTGAAGGTATGACTTGTGCAGAGTTTAAGGTTATATGTATTAGAATGGCTCACGCAATAGGCTATCATGATAATTCAGTACGAGAACAATTTGGCTCAATTAGTGATGCAAATATCAAAGCTGATAAAGAACAATTAAAATTATTATTTGACTAGTTATGGAAAACACACAAGAAATAAAAACACAAGTATTAGAAAGAGTACCTCCTGGAGATAGATGGAAACCGGTTGGTAGAACAGACACTGTATTTGAATCGTTAACTGATGGTTTAGAATGGTGTTATCAAGAAACAGGTTGTAGAGATTATCACCTTGCTGCATTTGACGGAAAGGTATACTCTATTGACCAAGTAGAAAAAGCCCCTGAACCACCTAAACAATTTAGTCTATACGGAGAATAATAATGACAGAAGAAACAATATCAAAAATAACAGATTACATTTATAAAAATTATCCATCATACAAAGGTATACAATTAATTATTAGGGAAAAGTCTAATTGTTTTCAAGTATCTAAGCATGAAGACGGATCTCCATTAATATTAGGAAAAAAAATAGGAAAATAATATGAAATTAACAGAAGAACAAATAGTACAAAATTTGAGTTTATTGGGAATATGGGATAGGCATGATTCTTCAGCCGTGATATTAACTGACGGAATTCCAGAAATACATGTTGAGACTGAAAGATATAATAGGCAAAAAGAACAACCAGATAATCCACTAATATATCTAAGGAAAAATCTAGAAGGTATAGCCAGTACACACTCTGTTAACGGTAATTGGTGTAAGGGCAAAATAGATACAAATATCCCCCACCATCTCTCACATGCCGCAAATGCATTCTTTAGTAGTAATTTTGAACAATCCTTAATAATAACAATAGATGCTGGCGGTGTGGGATTAAATAATAAATCTGAAAATACAGGAATATTTAGAGGAAAGGGCAACAAAATAGAATGCATTGAAACATGGGATAATGCAGAAACTATAGGAAAAATGTGGTATTATTCTACCTCAAAAGTATTTGGCTTAACTGTAATGCCGCATGGTCCAGATAAAGCTGGAACTGTAATGGGAATGGCTGGAATGGGAAAGGCAGATTCAAGTGTTGTTGATAACATATCTATACGAAAACTAAAAGAAATATATAATACCGGTACAAGCGGAAAATTTAATGCAGCCGCAACCCTACAGGCATGGACTGAAAAAGAGCTGATTAAGATTATAAAAAAAGAATTAAAGCCCGATGATAAATATATTTGTTTTGCTGGTGGTTGTGCATTAAATTGCGTTGCTTTAGGTAAATTATTAGACTATTTTAATTTCGAAGAAATATATGTGCCCCCAACTACAGGTGATGCGGGATTATCATTAGGTGCTGTACAATACCACTACCATCATGTATTGGATAATCCTAGAATAAATTGGAAAGGAAATTTTACCCCATATCTAGGAAAACAATACAAAGTAAAAAAAATATTACAGGCTTTAGAAGAATCTTCCATGACACACATAAAAGCAACTGATGAAGACGTTTTAGATTTACTAGACAAACAATTAGTAATTTCAGTTTATGGAGGAAAATCAGAATCAGGAAAACGAGCACTAGGTAATAGAAGCATACTAGCTGACCCTAGAAGCAATAAAATGAAAGATATTATAAACGAAAAAGTAAAACACAGAGAAGACTTTAGACCCTTTGCTCCGTCAATATTAAGAGATGAAGTCAAAAATTGGTTTGTCAAAGATGTTAATAGTCCATATATGAGTCTAGCTATTTCGTTTAAAGGTGAAAAAAAATCATTAGTTCCAGCAGTAGTACACGCAGATGGAACAGCTAGATTACAAACCGTAACAGAAAAAGATAACAAGTGGTATTACAATTTTATTAAAAAATGGCAAAATAAAACAGGAGTACCAATATTACTTAACACTAGTTTCAATGATAGGGAGCCCATTGTTGAAACACCAACCCACGCAATAAACTGCTTCAATAAAACAAACATAGATGCACTATATTTTAGAGATGCAGGAATATTGCTTAAAAAATAAATTGAAAAATATTTTTTTATGTCGTAAATTTTTATTATATTAGTAATACTATGAATATAACAGAAGAACAAATTGCCCAAAATTGGGAAGCCTTACTAAGAAAAATTGATACTAATTTTGAAGGCGAAAGACAATCAAAACTTAAAAACCTATACGATGGATTAGCAGACCGCATGATGATGGCTCCAGCGTCAGGAATAGAACATTTTCATAATTGTTTTGCTGGTGGATATGTTGACCATGTATTACGAGTAATGGACTGTGCAGAACAACTATTTGATGTTTGGTCAAGTATGGGAGCAGATATGAGCAACTATACTAAAGAAGAACTTATGTTTAGCGCATTAAACCACGATTTAGGAAAGGTTGGCGATAACGAAAACGAATATTATGTACCAAATCCTAGTGAATGGCATAGAAAAAATCAAGGAAAAATATACGATCCAAATCCAAATATTCAACATATGACAGTACCACATAGAAGTATTTGGTTATTGTCTAATTCTGGAATTACTTTTTCTCAAAATGAGATGATAGGAATATTAACTCATGATGGTGTATATGATTCTGCAAATGATTCTTACCTTAAACCATGGGGAAAAGAAAAAGCCTTATGGAATAATTTACCAATAATTCTACATCATGCAGATCACATGGCTTCAAGAATAGAATATGAAATGTGGAAAAATAAAGATAAAATTAGAACTGCCTTTAATACTAAACAAAAATTTAAACAAAACCCTAGTGCTAAAAAGGTTAAAATATCTACAGCTACAAATGGTACACCTGCACAAGATATGTTTAAGGACTTATTTGGAGAAGCATAATGTATAATATATCTATAGATATTTTAATAACCCTATTATTGTTTACCAGTATTTATGTTAACTGGAATCTATTTACAAAAATAGAAAAACTAGAAGAAGCAAACGAAGAGGCAACAGATTGGATTTTAGGATATGGTGTTTCACTGGATAATATATTAACAAAAATAAAAGACTTAGATTCTAAAAATATATTTGAATCAGATGATGAAGTAGGAGTAGTTTTTAAATCTATAAAAGAAACTATAGAATCTTTAGAGGAGTTAAAAAACAATGATTAGTCCAGTTGAACAATTCTATATAGATATAGAAAAATTAAGAGAAAAAGAAAGACAAGAAGCATTACTACCAGCAGTTGCAAGAAGAGGTAGACCGAGAAAAAGAAAATTATATTTTACAGATGAAACTGAAATGGCCATAATAGCATATAATATAGAAGAAAATATGCGATTAAAAAACAAAGTTTATAATGAGTTTATAAAACACCCTTTTGAAAAATTGTCTGAAAATATTATACATACATTTAAGTTTTATTATTTTGATGGTGGAACTCGAGAGGTACAGCAAGAAGTTATAGCTTTTTTAATAGAAAAAATGAAAAAGTTTACACCTGGAAAAGGAAAGGCTTTTTCATACTTTGGCCAAATAACTAAAAATTATTTGATACAAAACAACAATAAAAATTATAAGGATTTAAAAAATAAAGCACCAATAACTGTGATAGACTTAAAGAGAGATTTAGGTGCTGAACAAGCTTTACAGGATAAAAGAGACGGTTTAGATATGTTTATGGACAGTTTCGTTACGTATTATGGTAATAAAGTAGAAGAAAAATTCAAATCCCAAAGAGATAAAAAAATAGCATATGCAACACTAAAGCTATTTGAAGACAGAAAAAACATAGAAATATTCAATAAAAAAGCATTATATATTTTAATTAGAGAAATGACTAACACCAAAACACAACATATTACAAAGGTGGTCAATGTCATAAAAATAGATTTCAAAGATTTATATAAAAGATTTGAAAACGGAGCATATATTTAGAATATAAAGTATATTTATATTCGGTTATAACAATAGGTTATTAAATAAAGGTTACAAGAATAGCGCAAGGTTATTCAATAAAGTCTTAAACGAAGAGAGCATTCAACTAAGCAAATTAAACAAGGAGAGAAAATTATGAGAAACATTATTTTAACAGTAGTATTGGCATGTGCAACTATTTTAGCAACACAAGCACAAACAAAAGGCGATTGGTACGTTGGTACTGGAGACGTTGCAAACGTATCTTGGACAGATTGGGCAGTTGCACCAACTGTAGGATATGGTGTAATGGATAACCTAATGGTAGGTTTATCTGTATCACAAGCAGACTCAACAGTGGACATGGAAATGGACTTCCATGCAAGATATTTTGTAAAAGGATATTTTGTGTACGCTGCAACAAGTGGACTTGATACTGAGACGTTAAGTCTTGGTGTAGGTAGATTATTCACAATTCACAAAGGTATTTATATAGACCCAAAGGTGGTTTATAATACTAGTGAGAAGACTACAAACCTTACATTAGGGTTTGGTCTTAAATTTTAATTAATACCCAATAACGGGTAAATGCTCTCGACACAATTATTAACAATTAAAAAACGGAGAAAAACAAAATGGAAAACGTAATTAAATATATTACAGGATTCTTTGGCGGATTATTAACAGTTCTTATGGCTGTTCTTCCAGTAACGATCTTATGGTTCGTATTAACTGGTGGATCAGTATTTGGAATGGATGTAATCGCAAATCTTACTACATTAGTAAATGGATTTGGCCAAGGAGGATTTGCCGGATTAGTAGTACTAATTCTAGTAGCATCATTTTTTATCAAGAAGTAGTAGATAAATCATAAATAGTTAATTAAGCCTGGAGATAATATCTCCGGGCTTTTTTATTTTCCCAAGACTCTGATATTTATAGTAAAGACGGAGATATATTATGTTTCAAGACGAAATATTTGAAGGTAAAAGTTTTTCTGATTTATTAAAAGAAATACATACTAATTCAAAAAAGAAGGAAAAACAAATTAATTCATTGATTGCCCAATTGCATCCATTAGTTAAAAATATAACTGATGCTACTATTCTTGTACCACTAATAAAGGATTATCTTGATGTGGGCATAAAAAATGATGACCAACTAGTAAAAATGGCTAGTATCATACAGAGAGCAATGTCAAGAACAGAAGCAGAAGGTACAGATTTTAGTTTATCTGACGATGAAAAAAGGCAGTTATTAAATACTGTAAAAGAAGCTTCACAGAAAGTAGAATGGGAAGAAGATGCCAAGAGTAAGGTCAAGCAAACCAAGTAATCCAAATCCTCAAAAATCAAGAGGGGCTGCTGCCCAGGATGTAAAAAATCAGGTTATAGAGGCTGCAGAAGTTGTTGATATAATTATGGATCCAACTCACCCTTCTTTTAATGCTGATAGGAGGAGAACAATAGGTGCTGTGATGGCAAGGCCTCTTGTTAGACAATTTAATCAGCCCATTGATAATTTGGCTTGGTATAATCCATTACAATCTCATGCATCAATATACCCACTACTTGGAGAAATAGTTTTATTAATATCTGCACCTGCAACATCTGCACAGTTAATAACTGAGGGTAAATCAAAATATTATATGTCTGTTGTAAATGTTTGGCACTATGTTAATCATAATGGACTACCAGCATCTAGTTATGATATTAATGCTCCAGACGCAGATAAAACTAAAAATTATAGAGGCTTTACTGGTAATTCTAAAGGTGGAGCAGACGATATTCCCTTTGGGTCGACCTTTGTTGAAAAACCAATTGCAAGAGTTTTTCCATATGAAGGAGATATAATATATGAAGGTAGATGGGGCCAAAGTTTAAGATTTGGTAGTACTGTTTCAGAACCAGCAACACCTAATGATTGGTCTTCTACTGGTGATGATGGAGACCCAATAACTATAATTTCAAATGGCCACGCTTCTGAAGGATCTTCATACCACATTGAAAACATAAATCAAGATTCTAGTGGAATATTTTTATGTAGTTCACAAAAATTACCTATAGATATAGCATCAACAAACTTTGATTCATATGCGTCTGCAGGAGTAGGTGCAACTGAAGAAAAAAGAGAACAAATAGCAGGACCAGAAGCTCCTGAAACTCCAACAGGTGGAGCAGCCAGTCCAGGAGGAAGTGCAGATGCAAAAGCGGCTGCAGGTGGAGGTGGAGCAGAAGATGGAGACGATTTAGCCGATGTTCCTCCAACAGAAACAGAGGTACCACCAGATGCAGAAGTAACAGCTGCTGTTGAAGAATTAGAAGACGCTGGAGAATTTGATGCATATAGGAGAGGTAAATTTACTGAAACAATAACTTGTGTTGTTATCGACGGTAAAATTGTAAATAAAGCTTTTGCAGATAAATTACTAACAGTTAAACAAGCAGCTCAAAAAGATGGTGTACGTGTAAAATTAAATAGTGGGTTTAGACCAATGGAAGCTGCATCTGGACCAGGTTGGTCAACATCAGGTCAAATGACTCTTAGAAGACAAAATGCTGGTACCCAGGTTGGCGGTAAAAAATCAGGATTAAAGGCAGCTGCTGGAGAATATAGTGATGGTTTTACAAAACAACAAAGACAAACTGGTTATTTTAGTCCTTTAACTGCTGGTCCAGGATTTTCAAACCACCAAAACGGTAAGGCTTTTGATATTCAAACTGGAATGGGTAAAAGTCAATCACCATATTCCACAACAACAAAAACTTGGAGATGGCTAGTTGCAAATATGCACCAATACGGCTTTATTAGGGCTGTGGCAAAAGAAAGATGGCATTGGGAATATCACCCAGGAGCAGGTATGTTTTCAAAAGTACCTAGAGACCATGGAACATGGGACAATTTAGTATAGGAGAAAAGTTATGGCATTAATACCACCAAGTGTATATGAAGGACAACAAGTAGTAATAAATTCAGACAGATTACTATTTAACGCTCGAACAGATTCAATATTATTAATATCTGACGAAAGTGTAGGAATTTCAACCAATGGTACGTTCAATGTTGATTCAGGAGATATTGCAATAATAAATAGTCCTGAAATATATTTAGGATTGGATGCAGTTGAACCTGTAGTTTTAGGTGATACATTATTAGGATTACTAGAAGAACTATGCGACGCATTAGCAGCAGAAACCCACCCAACACCAGTTGGTCCTTCAGGTCCACCAATTAACGCAGCAGATTATTCATCAATTAAAAGTAGGCTTAAATCATTTTTAAGTCCACAAAATTACACATTATAAATATGCCATTTTTACCACCAGCATTTCAATCAGCTTTATCAGGAATAGAAGCAAACCACCCACCAAACGCTGTTGCATTTGCAAACGCTTGGGCCGACGCATTTTTTATTGGCTTCGGTAATCCAATTCCTCCATCAACAACAGGACAGGCAGCAAAATCTGCAGCATTTGGTATATTTTTAGGGGCGTTTGAAAAATTTAACCCAGCAGATGCTCCACAAGGATTAAACATAATGAAATCTGGAGTAACGGCATTTGCAGCAACATTAGCATTAGGAATGTTACCAAATTTTGCAGCTGTTCCGCCTTCAAGTCCATATCCTGGTTGGGAGCAATTTGCATCTCAAATAAGTGCATCAAATAATAAGGGTACAATGCCTGGATTAATAACTGCAGCAACTGTTCCGTGGTTTATGACTGGAATAGCTATTCATACAACAACTGGAGTTACGTTACCCTGGTCGTAACAAATAACCAAACTGTTTGATATTTATATAAGGAATACAAACGCTAGGAGAAAAAATATGAAAAAATCTGATTTAGTTAGAGTAATTAGAGAAGTTGTCAAACGTGAAGTAAGGTCTGCGTTAAAAGAAGAATTAGGAAATAGACAACCAATTAAAGAAAAAATTACACGTAAAAAGAAAGAAAAAATTACCCAAACATTCAGCGACAACCCATTATTAAACGAGGTTATGCAGGAAACTGCAGCAGATAATTGGGCTTCAATGGGCAATAGAGAATTAAATTCTACAGACGCCTTAGCAGGAAGGGCTGGTTTAGCATCAATGATGGGAATAGAAAGTCCAGATCAAGTTTTTGGTCAAAAACCATCAATACAACAAATGCTACCTGAAGATAGAAAACATGTTCAAATAAAACCTGAATTAGAACAAGCATTAACAAAAGATTATTCAGCACTAATGAAAGCAATTGATAAAAAGAAAAAGTAATATAAAATGGGAATCCCAATAGAACAACCAAATACAAATTTACGGGAAGAACAGTCTAGAATAAATGTTGGTAAAAATACCCATTTTATAGAAAGTTCTGGAAACTATATAATAGATGGTAAAATAGTTCAAGGCCGACCAAAGGGTTTTAAAGGCGCCAGGGCCAGAAAAGTTTCAACGAGACAACCTGTAGATTTTTTACCGGATGTTGCTATTGGTTTAAAATTACCATTTAATAACCCAGATGGAAGGCTATTTGACTTAAATTATTTATCAATGGATCAAACAATGACTAATTTAGAAAACCTTTTATTAACTAGAAAGGGTGAAAGGATAATGCATCCAAGGTTTGGTACAAGACTACAAGAGGCATTATTTGAACCAAATACTGAAAAATTAAGAAGTTATATAAATACTGAAATAGAAAGGGCAATTTCCCAATGGCTGCCATATATATTATTACAAGATGTTACGGTTAATGTTGCTGAAAAATCTGGTAATAATTCATCAATGATAGATCCATTTCATGGTATAGTTGCAAAAATAACATTCAGTTTAAAAAACAATAGAATAGATACACGACAAATTGTAATAGATATAAAAGCGGATTAATATGGGAATACAAACTACAAAATCGGACTTAAAATACTTGAATAAAGATTTTTCTCAATTTAGAGAAAAGTTAATAAATTATTCAAAGACATATTTTCCTGACACATTTAATGACTTTAATGAGGCTTCCCCTGGTATGATGTTTATAGAAATGGCGTCTTATGTTGGAGATGTGTTATCTTATTATTTAGATAATCAATTAAGGGAAAGTTTAATAACAGAAGCAACTGAGCGTTCTAATATTATTTCAATTGCAAAAGGTATGGGATATAAACCAAAACCATCTGTTTCGTCTTTTTCAACCTTAGATGTATACATATTATTACCAGCTGTTGGATCAGGAGTATCATCTGCACCTGATTGGGCATATGCCCCAGTTGTAGATGCAGGATTACAGGCAGCTGCCAAAACTGCAGGAAATATAGGTTTCTTTTCCCTTTCGCCAGTTGATTTTAGATTTTCAAGTTCACTTGATCCAACGGATGTTTCTGTTTATAAGATAGATGGTTCTGGAAACCCTGAATCTTTTTTATTAAAAAAACAAGTACCCATACAAAGTGGAAAACAAAAGGAAAAAAAGTTTGGTTTTGAGTCACCAAAAAAATACGATAAAATATTGTTAGATGATAATAATATAATACAAATACTTGATTGTAGAGATGCAGATGAAAATAGGTGGTATGAGGTAGACTACTTAGCACAAAACACAATATATGAAGAGGTAAAAAATACAGCCTTAATAGATCCAGAATTGGCTCAATTTAATGAAGAAACACCGTTTCTATTAAAATTAAGAAAAACTTCTAGAAGATTTACAACAAATGTTTTAGCAGATATGACAACTGAATTACAATTTGGAGCAGGAAACTCCTCAGAATCAGATGAGTTAATAATACCAAATCCAGAAAATGTTGGTATGGCTATTCCATATGGAAACACTTCTGTAATGGATAATGCTTGGGATCCATCAAATACCATGTTTACTAGGGCATACGGAAAAGCTCCATCAAATACAACACTAACAATAAAATATCTAGTTGGTGGAGGTATAGAATCAAACGTTAAGGCTGGTGTAATAACAGATTTAACAAAGGTTTCTTTTAGTTTAGACGGAGATGGACTATCATCATCAACAATAAATTTTGTACAAAAATCTATTGCAATAAATAATCCAGAACCAGCAACTGGTGGTAAGTCTGAAGAAACAGTAGAAGAAATTAGACAAAATGCCCTTGGAAACTTTGCAGCACAATCAAGAGCAGTAACTAGAGAAGACTATATATCTAGAGTATATTCTATACCCGCAAGATTTGGAAACGTTGCAAAATGTTTTATTATTCAAGATGAACAAGTAAATCCAAAAACGGGAGCAACTATATCTAATCCACTTGCTTTAAATATGTATGTTTTGGCATTTAATAGTAATAAGCAATTAACAAACGCCAACCTAGTAACTAAGGAAAATCTAAGAAATTATCTAAGTAGATTTAGAATATTAACAGACGCCGTAAATATAAAAAATGGATTTGTAATAAATCTTGGTGTAGACTTTTCAATAGTGCCTTTACCGGGCTATCAAGGACCCGACGTGTTGGTTAAATGTATTACAAAATTAAAGGAAATATTTAATATTGATAAATGGCAATTTAATGAGCCAATAATGCTAGGAAATATAGCAACTGAACTAGATAAAATAGAAGGTGTACAAACGGTTATAGACCTAGATATTCATTGTAAATTTGATAAAGACGCTGGATATTCTGGAAACTATTACGACATTAGAACAGCAACAAAAAATAAAATAATATATCCATCTCAAGATCCTGCAATATTCGAAGTCAAATATCCTGACGACGATATTAGAGGAAAAATAGTGGCTCTTTAGAGGAGAAATAATATATGCAATATTCAATAACACCTAAAAAAGATGCAACCATTTACGAAAGATCTGGTAGTATGAACACTGGAATAGACGAAATATTAGAGCTTTCAAAAATAGTTAGTGCATCTGATTCAACTAATATATATAATTCTAGAGCCCTAATAAAATTTGATCTAAGCAAAATATCAGGATCAATAGTTGCAGGATTAATACCATCCGCATCTCAACCAAATGCCCCTAAATATTATCTTAAACTATACACTAATAATGCCCATGACTTAGAATACAAATATGGAATAGAAGCTTGGCCAATATCAGAGTCTTGGAATATGGGTAAAGGTAGAACAGACGATCAAAAAGTTCTTCCAGGAGGATCTCTTGGCCATGAAGAAGAAGGTGTAAGTTGGCAATATAAAGATGGTAGATTTTATTTTGGAAATACATGGGCAACCAGTTCTGCAATAATGGGAGTTGGAACAACTGGATCTTATTCAACTACACCAGGAGGAGCAACTTGGTATACTGGATCTGGATATGTTGCATCTCAATCATTTGACTATGAAGCAACAGATATAAACATGGACGTAACAGATATTGTTAATAATTGGCTAAACAAATCTATACCAAATGAAGGCTTTATAATTATGCGTAGTGGTTCTAACCAAGGGCAAACTATTGACGAAGAAAGAAATGGAATTCCTTATGGTACATTAAAATTCTTCTCTACAGACACCCACACAATATATCAACCAAAATTAGTTGTAGGTTGGAAAGATAGAACAGCCACAAACACATTAACACAAATTGACGTAACCTCAGACAATATTGTAGATATAAGAAATAGAGGAAAATACAAAAAATCAGATAGAGTAAGGGTAGATATTATTTCTAGACCTAAATTTCCTGCAAAAACATACCAAACTGCATCAGAAGCTCTTGATAAGTATATACTTCCTCATTTATCATATTGGTCAGTTAAAGACATGATAACAGAAGAAACTATAATTCCATTTGATAGTCAATCAACATGGATAGGTAATGATGCTAATGGAAGTTATTTTAATTTATGGATGGACCAATTTTATGACGAAAGAAGATATAAGTTTGTATTTAAAAGTGTAGTTGGAGACTATAATTATCCATCTGCAGAGACAATATATGATAACGATATGACCTTTAAGGTAGTGAGATAATTATGGCAATTCGTAAAGGATATGGTACAAAGCGATCAAGTAATCGACCAATAAGTAAACGGAGGGTAAAAGATTCTAGGTCTATTAGAAGTAAAAAACCTGTATTCCCAAGAACACCAATACTTACAAAAATACACAATCAGGCTCCACAAAAAAAGATACGTAAAGTACCTGGAGTAGATGATAGGTTTGAAGCTTTTGACGAGGTGTTAACGCCATTTGGAAGAGCATGCCAAATAGAGGCAGAAAAAACTGAAAAATCTCCATATATAATGCGAGATGATTTAGACTATGCATTGGGATCCTTTTCAGTTGTACCAGCAAACAAAGAAAGAATAGCTTCAGATGAAGGATCTGATGAAGGCCTAAATATTGTATCAACAGAAAAAGTTATTAGAAATTCAAAGGGCATAATAATATCAACA